TGGTTAAACTGGTGGAAACTGTTGTGCTGGTCACTTGATAATTTGACGAACTATCAAGACAAGCAGTTTGTTTGATATTCTTGTAAGATGAAGCGATTATCCCGATATTGTGCGCTTGCGGGAATGTTGCTACCACATCGTGCGCTCCTGTCGCGGGTGCGATTAAATACCACAAACTGCTACCCTGCAAAACATCAACCGTGGTCTTTGATGTAATTTTGGTCATCGCCACGCCGTTGTAGGTAACGCCAGTCGGGTCATAAACCGCGGGATCAACGGGTTTAAAAGCGGCTTGAATAATTGCAGACGTTAGATTTAATTCCGTTGACCACGCCGAAGTAACGCTTCCCGCCGCAGTTTTTATTTTATCAGCGTATAAACCAGATTTTAATGTGCCACTTGTTATAGCAATACTTTGTCGTTGTCTTTCCGTTTGAGATTGTGTATCGGTTGGAGAAAAATCAGCAAAACTATAATCCCAATGTACACCTGCCACTACCAATTCATTTGCAACCGCTGTTGTGATTGTTGAAGTGTGATCTTTATAATTAGTTGTCGCGGAAGCATAAGTATCCAATGGATTAGTTTGCATTACCCCATTATATGAAGCAATTATTGCACCAATATAAGAATTTGAACTTGCTGAAACAACAATATTGTGCGTTCCTGTTGCGGGGGCAACAAGATAATATAAATAATGGTATGAGCCAGTGCCTCCCCCTTGATCTGTAATTTTAGTCATTGCTACATCGTTGTAGGTAACGCCGGTAACATACTTATTTCCTGCATAAGAGGTAACATCAACTATCAACAATCTATCTACCCCTGAAACCGTATGTGCAATTGTTAAAGATGTTGCGGGGTTAGCACCTGTCATTCCTTTCGTTGAAGCGTCCAAAGTAATTCCTGCCGGTGTCGGTTTACTTCCTGTAACACCAACCACCAGTAAACGATTATCGCCCGCAACTGTGTGCGAAACTGTCAACGAAGTGTTCGCGCTTCCGGTCGCGCCTTTTGAAGTCGCGTCAAAAACGGGCAACACGGTTTCAACGTGCGCGGTAACTCCAGCCACCAGTAAGCGATTAGTTCCTGTGGTCGTGTGCGCCACGGTCAAAGAAGTGTTTGCACTTCCTGTTGCTCCTTTGCTGGAAGCGTCGTACTCAATAATGCTGGGGGCGGTTCCGCCGTCGTTTAGTTGGATACCGATTGAATTTATTATTCCCGCGGTCAATCCGGCCACCGACATCGATGCGGCGGTAATATTTAAGGCATTGACAAAAGAAGTAGTGACAGTATTGCCTACGATCGTAGTAACCCCCGCGCTATCTTGCGCTGTTCCTAAACCAACATTCGTGCCGACGACTAATCCCGTTCCACTAATAACTCCAGTGTCTCCATTAATAAAAAAGGTTGTATCTCCCGCGCTATTACGCGCAAGTATCCCCGCTGGGCTAATTTTTAAGTCACCGCTCACGCCGTTGACATAAGTTCCAATCTGCAACGCTCCACTTGCCCCAAAGGTGAAAGGAGTGATGATCGTACTCGTTGCGGTACTGAAAGCAGCGTCCGCGAAATGTCCCGCGCTGTCAATGGCCGAAGCTAGAACACTAGCCGTCCTACCTCCGATCGTGGAGGTGCTATCAATAGTAGATCCATTAATAGAAAGACCCCCGGCACTTTTATCCCATTTTACATATTTCGCACCGCTGCCGATGATTACATCACCCTCATCGGTACCGCCGACAAGAACAGTAAAAACTGCGCTGGAAGTGCTATCGTATGCAATGATCCCGGTGTTTGCGTCGGGAAAAATTTCCACCCTGGATCCGCTGGCAGAGGTTTTGTATTTACCCCCGGTCGCCAGCAAATATCCGCTTAGATCAAGGCTCGGAAGATAGGCGACTTCGGCAGTTAATTTCCATCCGGTACTACCCGCCACATAATTTTCGCTCTGGATATAACCGGAGGTTGCCACCGTCATTGCGTTTACCATCTCTCCGGTCAAAAGAGAATTGACGGTGATGCCATCCTTAAAAGTATTCCTCATTTGCGGCAGGAAATCTTCAATGATAAAAGGCCGCGCGCGAATTAACGCCCGGTTAAAAGTTTCTTCCAGTTCAATTTTCTGGTCTTCGGTAAATATCATAGGAGTAATTGAAAGTATTTAATCCATTTTTCCCTATCAAAATTAATGATTTTCTACCTCTATCGATGGAAAATCAAGACCGCGGAGTTTAACTTGTTCTCCAGTAATAATATCCACGATGCGAAACTCAAAGACATGCGCGCGCATCCCTGGCTGTAATTTAACTTCGGTAACAACATCCTTCAACGATCCGATTGATTTCCATTCGCCGTAATCCTTCCGGCATTGAAGTTCACTTCCATTGGTAATATCCGAATGAACGTAAATATATTCATTAATGGTTTTGTAATATTCCCTAAAATTAAAATCAAACTCCGGAGACTGGAGAAGATATTTGATTCCCTGTCCATTATAATCGCTGTTACCATAGTTAAGACGCATCACTTGTCCATCGGCATCTCCCGCGGCAATCAAAGTATCATTACCGCTGATATATTGATTCATTGCGTAAAACTTATGCGCGTATTGAAGCGGCGCCCACTGTTCGGTATCGATCGTATAGCGCAACACCACATTAGAATAAGTTTCGGTATATCCGCGGCCCCAATCAACCGTCACATCGCCCACCGACCAATAGATGTTATTATTGTCGCTCCAGCCATTGATCTTGGAATAGAACGCGCTGTCGATGCCATCAATTATCGCCTGTACCGGCCGGGAAAAACACTTAGGATAACCGCCATCGGTCTCATAAAATCCGTTCGGACCATAGAAAAAGTAATTTTTACCTCGGGCGCGCACGATCGACTTGTTCGACTGTGTTCCGATATTGACCAGATCCTCGGGAAAAGAACTGTCAAAATTCCACCGCTTGATCGACCGCTGTTTATAGATCAAAAGATATCCCGGGACCTTATTCAATCCCTGGATCGTGCCACCACCATCCTCTTGCTCGGCCTGCAGCGAACCTGATCCGGATGCGGTCCAGGAGACACTCGGGGTCGAAGTGCTGGCCGGGGTGGTGTAATAGATCCGATCAGTCACCGCGCAGTACATCCGGTCCTTGAACTCGATGGGAAATTTGGCGTTGCCCGGAACATTGGTCAGATCAAATACGCCCGCAGTTGATATCCAGCCGCCGGAGTCGGAATAGGAATATTTCTGATAGCCGTTGAGCATCAGGGTATTATTCAGGAAGGTGGTAAAGTTAGCGTCCGCGCTGGCGGTAAGGGTCCCGGCCGCCGCCCCCGAATTAACATTATAGATATTAGTCCCGAACACCGCGAACAGCGCGTGTTTGACCGGATCGCTGTCAAGGTGCTGGAAGAGCCCCAGACAGGGATTTCCCGCCGAGAGTTGCGACCCGACACGCGTGGTGCCAAGGCGGCTGGTGGCCTCGCCTAGAGTCTTGTCGAATAATAGGTTAAGCGAGAAAGGAACCGAAGTATTGGTTAAGTTCTTGCTCTTGATATCCATCGACACTTTCTGCATATTACCGGCAGAAACATCACGCCATTTGACGGTGGAAGATAATTTCATATTTATTCGTATTCAAATCCGCGCCGCTTCCCAGGCCGGTAAGAGATTTGATTAATTTTCGGACGCATTTTGAATTTTTGTCCGGAAAATTCATTACGGATCGCCGACTTTAAGATATCGTTGAAAAACAGGAACTCGTCATCTTTGACATCGATCTTGCCGCCGTTCTTCCAGTAAGCCTTGGCCTTCCAAAGTAGCCAGTGTTTTACCATATCGTAACGGGGAGCATCAATCACATCCGCCTCGGAATTAACCGAAGTTGCCTGTTTGGTATAGTCGAGCAGCACATTCTTGTTTTCCCAAAGTTCATCGGCCAACGGATATATGCGCATCTTCCCATTCTTAATATTGAATACCTCCGGCTGGCCTTCGGACTCTCCCTGCCAGACTTCGGTATCGATCGCATGCGTCGCGCCGATCGCGCCGTCTCCCGTTGCGGGAACTCCCGTAAACACTCCCGCGGTGGTCGAGCGAGTTACCGCGGTATAAGATATTTCGTCTAATGTCCCGCCGGTATAAATATGCAAAGTACCGTCGTCATCGAAGTCATAAGAATTATCAACTGCTAAAGTAATATCTCCCGCGGTAGTCGCGGTTCGGATCGGGGTATGATAAACTCCGGCGATCACTTGATCAAATTCCTTTTCATCAATATAGGTGAGCGGATTTTCCATTCCGGCAATTCTCGCCTGCAAGATCGAACGATTGGTTTTATCTTCGTAGATATCCTCCGGAAGAGAGAACTCAAAGGCGCCGCGCGCGGTCTGGCCGATAGCATAATCCTGAACGAAATACTGGCCGAAACGCTTGATCTTTCCTTGGATATAATTCAAGCACTCATTGATCTCATCCATCGCCGTTGCTTTTGAGAAACGGGAATCCCATTCATGATCGAGTTGATTCCGCACCGACTCGAGAATATAACCCACTTGATCCTTGGCGAACTTGCCGCCGTCGATTCCCCAGGGAATCGCGCCGGAATATTTTCCCTCAACCGAAGCGACGCTGTTTGAGAACCGGTAATAATAATATCCGACTACTTTAACGGTATCATCATAAAAATTACGGACTGTCGTCGGATCGATATTCTGCGCGGCGGCCAGCGCCGTTAAAGACGCATCATCATCGTTGGCATCAACCTCGGTTGCTGACCAGAAGAACTGGATCTTATTATATTTAATAATACTGATCACAGTCCCGGCCGGATGCGACTCCGCAAGCGCCGCGAGTAATGCCACTGTATTACCCGAGGGGGCGCCGCTGATCGATCCGATCTCGGCAGATTCGCTCCCGAGTTGGCGGAACAAAACGATATCATTTGCCGCCGCGCCAAGGATTGACTTGACCGTAACCGAACTGGCTCCGGAAGCGGCATCCGCATCCAGAACCAGTACCGGAGAATCTTTGGTCAACTCGCTAAGATCTGCGAAAATTCGTCTATAGGGCATATTGTTTTTTAGGCATTAGGTTTGCTTGCTTCTTTTTTTGCTTCCGGAAATAACTTTGCACGGCAATCATTGCACATTCCTTTTTTCAGTTTATCGATCTGTTTTTCAAGAGCATCGATCTGTACCAATCCGCCGATCTTTCCGCGTTGGTCTTTAGGAAGTTTTCCCATCTGGTTTAATTTGACATAATTAGGCTCGCCTGCACTCATTTTTTTGATAGCGTCAATCTTATTTGGACCGATCGCTTATTAATTTTTGTCCCTTTTCCCGAAGCCGATATTTTGCCCAAGTCGTTTAAAATCAAGCATATTTCGGCGGCGGGAAAAGGGGCAAAGGCTTTGTGATTTCCTTGAGGAAAAAGCATCGCCTTTGCTTGCACCGATGAAGGTATTTTTTATCGGAAATTTCATCCCAATTTAATCCGCATACGCGCATCAAGCACCTCCCAATCTTGCGGCATACTCCGTCGCTTCATTTTCGCACATATAGACAAGATGTCCGCAATTCTTTACCTCACATTCCTTGGCGGTATGCCGCGGAATGATACAACTATTTGCCGTGCAAAATGGTACCTTCATAACTGCCTCCATAAAGAACTACCGCCTGCCTTCCGGTAGATCTTTAAAAAGCCTTACATTTTTTCTCCCAAATATTAGTGCAAATATTCTTGATGTCACGCGCCTGCATATCGTGTGTGTCGTACTTATCGCAAATTTCTTTCTGGTTCGTTGTCATCTGTCTTAATATTTCACTGGTACGTTCCATTGATAGCATCACCTTTTCAAATGATTCATTGATAGCTTTCATAGAAGCATTGATAGCTTTCATAGAATCATTGAGTCGATTCATATCGTCGGTCTGGCAAGTATGCTTAAAATCGTTCTCGTCGAACTTTTGCAATAAACCAAGCATTTGGTCCAGTTTATCGGCGCGCCTATTCGGGATAAAAAACCATTCCAGTTTTATCCAGCCCATTTTCAAGCATATAAAGACCAAAATCACTATTAACGCGATCAATCCAACCACCGTTAAGTCGTTGAGAAAGTCTGATATTGAGTTCAAAAATGTGGCGGTTTCGTTCATAGTATTGTGCAATTACCACCAGCGATATAAGTGCTGGTTGAGTTTGGGTCGAAATATTGCATAAGTTTTTTAATTATCTTGGAAAAGCGATTATTCCACAGGAAATGATGTCTTTGATGGAGGTGACAGGATCCCCGTAAACATAAAAACAAGCATCTTCTGTATTTCCTCTACCATTATTCCATACTCCGGCGGTTGGATAGTTTAGCAAAGATAAATCACCGCTATGCGCGCCCGAAGCAGATCGCTCGCCTACGTGTAAGCTTTTCGCTCCCGAAAACTCAAGGGATACTGCATAATATCCAGGTGTTAATGTAATTCTATCCGCACCTGCAAACGTTATCGTTGCAAGCGCAAAAGTAGGCCATGTGCTCGCCGTCGACACATCAAAAGTCGCCGTTGCTAAAGCCGAACCTGTAGGCTTTGCTGTCGTACCATAATCTCCAGTAATCGCATAAATTTTAGCATACGCAGTACCTGTGTTGCCTGAGTCTTTAGATACATACCATTTAACAGAATCCAAGGTATATGACGCTCCGGCAGGCACGGTGAACATCTGCGCCCCACCTAAAATTAACGACGATGATAACGAATAATAATCATTTTTATTAGATTCTGAATATGAATCGATAACTGTTGACATATATTTTAAACGCTTACAATCGCGTAATCCAACCACCCATCGACTTCGGCGGTAACGATGTCAACTTCCAAATCGTGATCGGTGGCAAGTTTCCATATCGGCATTGCAAAGTTTCCGCTCGGAGGAATTGCAATGCCCGAAGTGGCCGCGATATTCATAATTCCGCTGATGGCGGTATCATCCTCATCTTGGAATGAAACCGTACCGGCAACATTAGTGGTAAATCCAATTCCATAAACCCAGATTTGTTTGTTGGCCGCACTGGAAACTAGTAATTGATTAGCACCTGCCGCTAAGTTAATGGCCAAATGGGTATAACTATCAATCGTGGGTTTCCCCGGCCCATCTATGGAAGTATTATCAACCGTCAAAGAGCCGGCATTGTCATCAACGCTCACAAGCCCTGTGCTGTCATTGGCAATCGTTACTCTCAAAGAATTGGCCTCTGTTCCACCTCCCGCCGTGCAATCCGTACCGGCCACATTTAAATTAACATTCTGATAATTACCATCAACTGAATTGTCAATCGCCTGCAAAGCAGTCAACATATTATCCAACACCGCATTGTCCACCAAACTAAGGGTTACCAATCCGCGCAAGTATTGTTGGATCGTACCGTTTGCGTCTGTGATAACTGCCGCACCGGATACAACACCCAACGCCGCCACTGCCGAAGCTAAATTACCGCCAGTTTCATTAGCAAAATTAGTGATTGCCGCCGGTGGAGTTAAAGTCGTTACTGTGGCCGCGGGTAAAGATACTGGCGTTGGAGTTGCTGCATCGTCATACCAAATCTGCAATTTATCGGTATCCGCCATCGTCGCGGTATCGTAGGTCAATGTTAAAACATTGGTTGCCGCAGTTCCTCCTTTTGCGGGATCGGCGAAATTGTAGATTATGATGTTGTCAGTGATATTGGTAACCACCAAAACACGCTCGATGACAATGGGGTTGTAATCGGTAAAAGTTATTTTCTTTTCCGAAGCGTCAAAAGTATATGAATTTACGATTAGTTTCAAATTATTGTTTTTGACATAACCAATCCTTGGAAGAATGGTATCAATCTTCGTTCGTCATCCCATTTTCTTGGATGATGGAACTGGCATAAAGTAATGCCATTTTTTATTTCGTATCTTAATTCTGGATAATCTCTCCAAGGTAAAATATGATGGACGATATTATAACCAGAACAATGTTGACCTTTAAATACGCATTTATTTCTATCTCTTTTTTTAACTAATTTATGCCAATTTTGATAAGCACTATCGTTCCTTTCATCACATTTTTTATAATTTCCATTAACCCATTGGGGACTATTTTTCCCTGATTGAAACATTCCAAAATGTTCTCTACAATATTTAGCTCGATAAGAAGACAATTGTTTTTCGCACACCCTACATTTTGGTTTTCCTCCTTTCCATAAATGACACTTTGAACCACTAATATTTAGTCTTTTTTTACCTTGCCAATATCTTGTAGGATTCTTCTTTTTTGATTCACTGATTTTGTTTAGAACTTCAATCGGCCTAGGTTTTCCAGTGGTCCAAGGAATACTCCCCTTTTTATAAGCAGTTTTTGGGACTATCCCAGTCTTAATTCCTTTATTCCAAGCAATTCTTTTCTTCATAAAATTACGGAGTAAGCGATTGCGAGTTCCTCGGAGATTCCTGATGCTCCAACCGCTTCCCAACTCAATACTCCCGCGCCATTGTTAGTCAGGGCACCTGCCGCATTAGCAGGATAATCACTTAATCCTGAAAAAGATAAAGTCGTCAAATAACCCATTCCTGTCCAGGGAGTACCTTGAACCGCAGTATCGGCTAATAATCCTTGCGCCGCGGTAGCGAACGCAGAACCATCTCCGATATAATATCCCATCGCAGTCCAAGGTGTTCCGGTGACATATCCGGCAGAAGCATGGTTTCCCCATCCATAAGCTGTATTCCAATTACCTGAAGCATCAACAATAGACGGACCCCAAGCATTTCCGACAGAAAAAGGTATCCCTGCCCCAGGATAGATCATCGAAGACGGAGCATCATCCCAAATTGGTAAACCTCCGGAAACTTTTAAAATTTGACTTTCAGATCCAACCGAAAGTTTTACGATATCACTGCCATTATAATAAAATATATCCCCGGTCGCATAAACGATCGCGGCTAATTGGGCAATGATATCCTCCTCGATTACAGTGATATCATATACCGCTTGTTTGGGGGCATGCTTTTCATACATTCCGCTCATCGTGATGTATTTACTTTAATTTAATTTTAAGATCAACGCCGGCATCTTTGCTTCGTTTCTGCAACCGTTTTTCGTATATTCCAAGGTCAATCTCGCGCCGGTCCAGTTCAATTTTTTTAGAATTATATTGCCGATATAATTCATCCAATGATCCTCGCTCAGTTTTTTTTGATTCAATATCCCGGACCAATCGGTTCTTCTGCGTCAACAAAGATCCCGCCTCATCGCGAAGATGAGCCGTTTCTTCGGCAATATCATCCCGCTGCGACTGGACTGATTTCATCTGGCCGACAAGAGAATTTAAACGGACGTACATTATATCAGTATCTGCCTTTATTTTATCATATTCACGCCGTTTGTCGTCAATAATTCCTTCCGATATTTTTATCTTGATTCCCAATTCAGTCGATATTTTTGAAGCGTCTCCTTTGGTGTTGTTGACCAGGGCCTCGATCTCGCGTGAAACATTAGACAGGTCGATGATTCTTTCTCCCCGTTTGGAAATATCTTTCTCAAGACTCAATATCTGGCGGTTCAATTCATCGATCTTATATTCAAGACCGCCGACAGTCAGTTCCAGGCCGGTTTTTTTTGATTCCAGTTCGACGACCGCCTGGCGGTATTTGCCCAGGCGATCATCGACAGTAGATTTTTTGCTTGCTTTAAGTGTCATTTTAAGATTGTAAGTTCTTTTCAAAGATCACTTCGACGCCCTCTCCGGAAACCGTGGAGTCGATATAAATATTATCAGTGCTGTTCACCTGCAAACCAACCGATTCATTATGGGTTAATGTGAAACTTCCGCCGGAAGTATTCAGGGCTTTCGCCGAAGTGTCCGCGATGTGGATAACTCCGGTATTCGCTTCTTTGGCTTTCAATGTTATTGCCACGCCATCAGGAATTGATTTCGGCGCGGTCAATTTTACCGTGGCCGCGGCGCCTTCAGTGGTTAATGATCCGGTGCTTTTCAGAGTGATCACTCCGGCCGCAACTTCATCAATCACATAGGTTCCGTCATTAGACGATGATCCGCTGACCGTCAATTGATCATTGGGTTGGAATCCCGCGGCAAGAAATCCGCTGCCGCTATCGGTGATCGTGTCGCGCGCGTCTCCGTTCGTTGATGCGGAATTATCCACGAATCCGATCGTGGCCGCGCGCTTCTTAACAGTGAGTTTCTCGGGAGTTCCCGAAGTTGTCACCGCGAATTGAAAGGTGAAAGCTAAACCAAGATTTGTTGCTCTATTTGACATTATTGTTTAATCAGCATATTGCTCCTCCCTCCCAATGAGAGGGAGAGAGCAATATGCCAATCTTTTATCTTGCGAGAGTTATAAGAGATTAGGCTATCACTGCACCTGCACCGACACCGCCGAATCCAGCAACATACCACTTGCCGTTTGTGAACAGCAATGTGACAGAATCGCCCGCGTCAGCCATGGTAATCGTCGAATAACCACCCGGATTTGCCGGAGTAATTACCGCGTCGCCGCCACCATCGGTTTTAAGGATGATGAACTTCAGCTGTCCTTCCGCACCGTCCGCGAGTTGATACGCATCGCCGCCCGCATCGGTCGCTAATTCCGAAATCGATGAAACCACATCGATTGCCCCGCCCGTACCCGCGCCGATGGATTCGGTCTTGCTCATCAACACCACGTTCGCCAGATCAATCTTACCGCTGCCGTTAGGCGTAACCGTGATCGCACCATTCACCCCATCGGTGATGGTGATCGTTCCGGAAGTCGCGTTACCGGTCTGCATAGTAAGATCGAAGTTTCCACTCGACTGAACCACGCCCGCGGCCGCACCGCTACCCACGATAACTCCGGACAAGTCCGAATCGAGTTGCAGAGCAACCGTCAAAGTACCCGCCTTCATTACCGAGAAGATCAAGTCCGCGTCTTCGGACGCCGCCGTGACATCGGTGATGATCGAGTGGATCTTGCCCCATTGCTGCGAGCCAGCGCCGGAATCATTACCCCAGAACTCAATCGCACCCGTGACATCGGAGTTCGCCGGAGAGGCCGAAGTCTGCCGCAGTATCAACACCGCGCCGACTGCGCCGGCATTAGTATTGACCAATTCCAACGTACCCGCGCCTGCCGCGATCGCACCCGATCCGGTAATTTGCATCGCCGAAGCGGTAGTCCCGCCACCGTTGACGAATATCCCGACCGGATTGTTGGTCATCGTCGCGCCGCTATAGTCGAAGTCAACCAAGTAAGAAGTCGCCGCCGCCGGAGTTCCCGTTCCAGTAACACGCAATATTGAACCACCCGCCGCAGTCGCACCACTACCAACAACTTCCAATACCGCCTTGTTATCCGCCTTCACACCGCTACCGGTGATCAAGACATCAGATACAGTGGTGGAAATAGAGACCACATTGATCGCCTTCGCACCGGCCGCAGCCGTCGTAACCTGCAAACCAGAACCAGTCCAGCCGGTCGCGCCGACTTCCAATATTTCCAAACCGATCGAAGTATCGGTCAGGGTACCGGCGGTTTGAGTTGCAGTGTGCAAGATCTTTACCGTCGAACCTTGAGAGGTCAACGTCTGTCCGGCTTCATTGGCGATATCGGTCCGGGAGAACAAGAACATATCATAGTCCTCGGTCACGCCAGCAGTCGTCATCGTCATCGACGAGGAGAACGATCCCATATTACCGGTTTTTGTTGCCAAGGAACCCGAGGCTACCAAACCGATCTGCATCAGTTCACCGCTGGTCATCACAATGGAAGTCGAATCAACCTTAATACCGACACCGGTAGTCAGACCGTTCGCGTCCATATTGATCAAACCGGCAGTCGTGGTGGTCGCGCTGTTCGCCGTAATCGTCAGAGGAGTTGTGGTCGCCACCGTAGAAGTGATGATCACCGCACCATCCGCACCGACAGAGAAATCAGTCGCGGCCCCGTCGTAGCAGTCGATATACTTTCCGGAGAAAGTCGCCAGGGAAGTATCTAAGTGCAGAAGCGTTCCCGATGTAATCGCATCAGCGTTGACATCGATCACTACCGCAGTCGTCCCGGCATCGGCCACAATGGTCAACGCAGTTCCGTCCGCAGTCTGGGTAATACTTGCCGCACCGCCCGACAACGTGAGATCGCCCAAAGTAAGCGTAAGTGCCGCAGTTCCGGCAGCTGTTCCGGCGATCACGACCGCGCCATCAACACCGACAGTAAACACTGAACCGGCACCGTTGTAGCAATCGATGAATGAACCGAGCAACCCCGCCGCGGAACTATCCAAATGGATCAAAGCTCCGGTGGTCACGCCATCGGCGTTGACATCGATAACATTTCCGGTCGTAACCGAATCCGCCACGATCGTCAGAGCGTTGGTCGTTCCGGTCGTAGTGATAGTTACCGCCGCGGCATTATCATCATCGGTGATCGTTAGAGAACCGTCAGAAATAACCGCATCTCCGTTCGTTACTTGAAACGAAGTATTGGTTTCGGTTGTTCCCGAGATCACAAATTTTCCGGTACCGTTCATCGCACAAGTGATCGCGCCATTCGCCCCATCGGTGATGGTGATCTTGCTGGAGTTAGTACCAGAATTGGTCTGTAATACCAGGTCGAAAGCACCGTTTGACGATACTTCACCAGAAGCCGCGCCGTTACCGACGAGCAATCCGACGAAAGTACCGATACCGGTGGCCGCCACACTCCAGAGAGAAGATGTGCCGGTGATATCATTACCGCTGCCGCTGTTCGCGATCAAAACGATCGGAGCGGTGGTAGCAGCATCGCCAGTCAAAGACAACACTGCTGTTGCCTGTGCGACACCATTGAGCGTTACCGCGCCATTGTCAACGACTAATACCCGGCCGTCATCATAGCCGTCGTTTAAGGTATAGGAAACAAGTGCGCCGGCAGATCCCAGCGAAGTTGCACTCGATCCATCCCAGAATTTCAAAACACTTCCGGTGCCGCGATATAAAATTACATCGCCAGCGGCCGTCGGATCGTCGCGGTCGGAGTCAAAACGAATACCGTTCAGACTATCCGGCCGGCGCGCGCCGATATTGATACCTCCCAGATCGGAGGCCCTTCCTGAATCAAAACTACCCATAGAGTAATTGACCGCGGTGGAGCCACCAGTAGCTCCGGCTTACGCCATAGATAAAAGATTGAACCACCGCGTTATTTACCCTTCGTTTATTGGATGTTTGAAACTAATTACCTATTGACAAAAGACTAAACTGTAGTTGCGGCAGAACCAACAATCCACTTAAAGTCAAGTATGCCGTAGGCATAGGACGCGCTGGATTTGAACGACCAATCATCGGTGTCGAAATCTTCGCCATTACCGCCCGGAGTCGGCGCGGTGAAGGTAGGATTTTCCGAGAACTCGATGATGGCATCGCGCCGTTTCATGTCCGCCAACATCCAGTAATATCTACCGGTCGAAGTCGGATCACCAACATTCGTCGAAGCCAGATAAGGCAGGATAATGTGCTGATATTTGCCGCGATAAACATTCATCGCGCGCTCGGCGGTATCGGGAGCGTCCACCGATTTCATAAATTCAGACACCGCGTTAATCATTGCCGGATCATCGCCGGTAATAATTGTGGTCGGTTTCACGGTAACTTTTTTACCGGCATTGTTGATCATCCCGACAAACAATCTTTCCGCCGCTTCCAAGCTGGTGCGGTTAAAAGCTAATGTGCCATTATAATTATCAACATTGCTCGAACCTCCGGTGATCGTGTGACTATTGCTGAAAATCTGGACCGCATCTCCCGTCACGCAACTTACAGTTTCCCCATCCATATTGGTGTAGGTGGAACCCTGCAAGCCGAATGTGAACAAATGGGTCAAATCGAGTTCGATGCGGTTCGCGGTGGCTTCGCCGAGACCTGACATCTTCTTCTCGATTTCACGATATTTATCGTATTTTCTCATCTCCCAACTTATCCCATCGCGCAAACCAACGCGCGATTTGGTAAGTTCCATTGAGTAACCTTGTTTGGGTGAACCGATAGCATAAGCTCCGGATTCATCTTTGCGTTTCGCAAACCCGCCGGTATCAATTCCTGAATACTCGGAAGTCAAATTCTCGTTTCCAATTAATTCATATAATTGGCGAGCGTTTTTTTCTACTCCTTCGTAACCGTCGCGCCATGTGATGGTGGCGTTCTTTACGAGGTCGTTAAATTGCGTGGTCAATATCGGGCTCATATTTTGTTTAGATCTTAACCTCGTTTATTTGTTAAGACTACGCGGGGTTAGTGGCCAACGCGCCATCCTTCCTCATGAACTTGCAAAGCACTTTTGTCGTCGAAATTATCCCAACGATCTGGAAAATACCGTAGGTGTTCGCGTCGATATCAACCGAATTTTCATCGTCAACATCACACAACTGCCCCACATCTTCCGCGGCGGCCGTACCAGTAGATACGTCGCAAAGGAAGATGGCATCCGGACCCGGAATCAAAACCGGAACTTTCTTATTGGTCGCGTCGGTCGAAGCCACGGTTTCCTGAATGAAACCAACATTGATCACCGTGGAACCATCAGTTCCCAATATCAAATAACCGGTCGAATCAATGCGCACCAAATCGTTAAAAGTGTACGCGGTCGAAGCGGTCTTTTTAAACCACTCGATGTGAGTGCCTTTGTCGGGTTTGTAAAGTGAAATAGTCATTGTATTTTAGGGATCGATACTTAATATCGTTCCAATTAAGGTTTGATCTCCCTATCCCGCGCATAGTCGATTTTAGCGACTTTCGCGGGATCGCGATGAAGGTTACGGGCCATATTTTCTCCGGCCGGAGTTAGGCCGCTTCCACCATCACCCTGATTCCGATCGCCCGCTCCCCCACCCGATCTTCCGGCATCCATCATGCCTTCATATCTGGCCCGGGTACGAGTCCTTTCGGCTTGTTGCTGCATATACTCGCTTAACTTTCCGGTCGATCGCTTATGTTCAAGCAAAGCCGCTTCCATGCGGTCTAAAACATCCTCGGTTGTCACTTCATTGCCCCGAAAGGTAAGATTGGCAACCATGGCGTTCCATTGCGCATCGTCGGCATATTCCGGATTATCTTTCAGGAACATGCGTTTGGCGGATTTTTCACTGGCATCGCGCAAAGTTTTATTGACAGCGGCAACCGCGGTATCATTGATTTTTTTCTCATCGATGACCGGCGGAACTGCCGCGCCATTGCCAGCAGGAATAATCTCCGAGTGGAGATTTTTTTCGTCAGCTTTCTTTTGCAATCCCATTCGCCTGTAATTATCACGATCTTCCTCGATCTTTTTCAAATCTGCTTTCTTGATAGTGATCATTTCTTCGCCATCCCCGGCCCCGTTTCCGGAACCGTTGGCTGCGGCGGCATCAGCGACGGCCTTGGCGGCAGCGGCTTTTGCGGCATCATCACCTTGTCCTCCATTGTTGTCATTAGGTTGTGGCATAATTTTAAAACCTGGTTATTTAAAACCGCCGGTTCCCGCGGTCCTTTATACAATAAACGGCTGACAACGATAGTCGGCTACCAACTGCCGGCAGGAAGATTGGAAAACGAAGTGAAAACCAATCTTCCCATCCGGCATGTGGCAGCCGCCTATCCTTATGCTGCCCTTAATTTGCGAATTTATTTTACGGCTTCAAACGCGGCCATCAATTCACCGAACTCTTCAATATTACCGATCCATCGTTTACCCCAATTCTCGCGTTCAAATTGAGCCTTCAAAGTCTTGATTCCTTCTTCAGGCATCTGGATATCGACAATTTCGATACCTTCAACTTTGTTATAGCCTTTCCATTCTTTATTGAGATCCTCAACAATTTTCTTCGCGGCCTCTTCGGTAATCTCTTTTGAGATTATTTTTTCCTGTGTCTCCTCCGCTCTCTTCAAAACCGAAGCGTATTTTTCCGACATCGGTTTTAACGCCGGCAGGATATCAGACAGGGTTGCTTTGATCTCCGCAGTCGTCGGATAATCCTTAGGCGCGATCTTGCGCAAATTATCATAGATAGTCCACGCGAACACTCTCTTGATTTGTAAAGTTTTTGTTGCCATAAAATCGTTTGGTTATTATTTTTTTAAACGCTTTCGATTAGCGTTTCTTCGCCGCACACTTCTTCGCCGGTGCTTTTTTCACCGCCTTTTTAACTGGTTTTTTAACTGCCATTTTTTTTGATATTCTGTTCCGCCTTCGCTTTTTCTTTTTCCGATTTCGTCTTTTTCATTTCGACCGCCTTGCGCATCTCGTCAAAGAGAAGCATCAGGCGCAATCTTCCACCAATCAGAGCCATATACTCATCCTGGTTTTTACCAAATGAAAGGCTCTTGAGGATCTGCATATCCGTGTAGGCGAAGTAGCTGCGCCAACCCTTGTCGTCAAAACTTCTCCAACACCAATCCTCCATGGCTTGCTTATCGATCTGTTTATAGTCGATCCGGAAACTTGAATCCAGCAAACGGAGCAAAATACCGATTATTAATCTTTGAAACATATTCGTTTTTTTACATTACGACCTTTATTATCCACCCATTACTGGGTTGTTGCTATCTGCCATCGTTAAATCTCCAACCATTCCTCCGGCGCCTCCCTGTGCTCCGGCGGCTCCTTTCGACTTTCCGGCAATGCCTTGCGCCATTACCAAGCCTTGTTCCTCGGCAAAATTCATGGCTTTAGGAAGATCATAACGATCCGGACTATCGCCGTAAATTTTGATAAGGTCCCGGAATAATAATTCTTTATTCTGCGCAAAGTATTCCGGGAACACTTTGTTGATCAAGGTTATTTTTTCAATCGTCAACGCCATCACTATCGATTGCGACGATTGCCATAGCGTGTCGGTAATCACTTCAATATCAAACGAAAACTTCTCAAGGTAATCATATGTCAGCACAATCTTTTCATACGGTTTTCCGGCAGAAAGATTCCTCTCTTCCTCGGCTTCAATATCAACCTTGATAGAATTTTTATCCGCCATCTGTTCGCGCGGAACAAATTCAATTCCCAGCGTTCCCTTAGTCCCGTCCGATAATGTCGCCTTCTCAACATTAAACATCCGAGTCTTTTCTGATAATTTTTTCACACTATCTTCTCCGATCACCGAAGCCATCTTCGGCCGGGTGTAAGAAAGCAGGATATTCGGTACGCGCAATCTAACCTTCTGCAACCACAGATCCTCCATGAACATGAAGAATATCCCCTTGAGTCTCCGGGCGTTCTCATCGGCGGCAACTGCCGCGCGCGCGGTAACGTACTTCTGCGCGTTACCTTCCTGCTGCGGATCTAGTGTGGTCAGATCCAAACCGTGCGAGATCAAATCAATCATCTTCACATCCGAATCGGTGATTCCCTTAATATCCATCTGCTTCACCTGATCGATATCATCAACATAAATCTTAGTATCTCCGGCAACCACCTCGTCTTCCAAATCCAACATTCCCTTATTTGCCATGCCAACCAGCAGGGGAGGAACCATTGACCGGTATTGTTTATCCAACGACGAATTATAGAGAGTGTTTAAAACATCACCCTCTCCCATCGCGCTATTCGGCAAACTATTACCATAGAAAAAGTCACTGTTCGCAAACGGTTCATAAATGCTCTTCGCGATCGGATAAACCTTCTTCCCCAGTCCCTTGCGCGTGATATCCACCCACAACATCGGACCATTAAAAAGTTCCACGCCGTTGCAAACTATCCGGTAAACATCGCGGATATTTGACATATATCTCGATACCAAAAATCCCTTTCCGCTCTCAACTCCTTCCTTCCACATATCATGGAAATAAGTGTTGTTATCGGAAACATCTTTCATGTCAGCCAGATCTTTAACGTACTGCGCGTTCGGATATTTCCCGTAAATATTATCAAACCGGTCCCGATCGGAATAAAATGTTTCTAAAATTATCGCCGGTTGTTCTTGGATATTCCGGATATAAAAATTCTTAACCAAAAGATTCATGATCGGAATTTCATAGGACACCGGTTCTCCGAAACTTACCGTCTCAACAACCTCTTCCTCAACATCTCCGGTCAACATATCGAAAGACTTGATCCGTTTGTTCATAAAGTTCTGCCGCTCGAATCCTTCATAGGACAGAACGGTTCCATGACCTACATTGGACCAGGCAAGGAAAAACAATTCCTCGCGCGGGTTTCCCTGCATGTAAGAATGAAATACCAAATTCTTTATAATATCGGCGGCAAAATAATCAAACTGATCTTCCGGATTGACCGCATTAAACCGCATCTCGGGAACGTCGCGCGCGGTGGCCGCCAGTAACGCCTTAGCCTTATTCGCATAAGCGCGCGTGGCAAAGTTCGCCTGCCAATCCTCCTTGCCCTGCGACTCCTTGGAAATTACATAGGCATTTAATCTCTTCTCGGAATCATCAATAAATTCCTTCAGGGTCCGGTCATTAAACTGGACATACGGTTGATTGCGCGTCTTAACCATATCGTCCCTTTCACTGTAAACAAATTTAATCCGCTTGGCCTGTTCGGCTGACGGAGAATAGGCGGGAATATTTTTTTTCTCTAATTCTTGGGGCATATTTATACTTTAGGTTTAGGCAATAGTCCAAGTTTCACCGCCTTGGAACGGGTGATCGGCGCCACCCGGACCAATTTGTTGAACGCCGCCACTTTCTTTGACCAATTACGATCATACTTCCAACGGATCGCTTCCTGGTCCATTACGAGTTGCGGATCGATGTTTCCAAAACCATCGAGGATCTGTTCTCCATGATTCACCAAAACATCCATCGTCTCGGTAACCTTACGGATCAATTTCTTCCGCATAATATTAATCATCACCGCGTTGTCGGTATCCATCGGAAAACTCTCGCCATAGTTCTTGCCGTGATACTGGAACGCCGCGGTCATCAGGACCGATACGCCATTGTCAACCGTCTCCCAGTAAAATAACGGCGGAATTTGAATCCTCATATCGCTCATTATCTCCGGCGCGACAACGATCTGTTCCTTGCGCAAAAAATTCCCCAGTGGCGCCGAAGACGCTTTTCCCGATCCGATATTTGGAATTTGATCTGTATTCATCATTTTTTTTAGTACCCCCCCATCGAAAAAGAAACCCCTCTTCCGAGATTCTTCTTCCGCTTCTTCTCCTCGCGCTTCTTCTTCATCGCCTCCAGATCGCCATGATCCTTCTGCACAAATGTCAGCATCCCTCCATCGGCAATATCCGGACTGTCGATACCGCGGGCACGCATATCATCCTTGCTCATCACGCGCAACCTCCCATGACTATCCGGTTTATATTTCACCTTGCTCAACTGATACCAGTCAGGATCATTGTTAAGTCGCCCGCCCTTCTTAATCCATTCCCGCATCCGCCAGTATGCCTCGGCCCGCAGGTTGGCAAACATTTTATCGTCCATCGCCTTATTACCGACGTTCACCCCGTGGACCTTCTTCTGCTGATAGCGCAGCGGATCCACCGCACCACCTCCGACGCCGACATCATCGATAAAAATATTCTCATCCTTCACTCCATTCGTCCCAGCAAGGAAGATAGTTTGCCCAGCTACCTCCGTCAAATTATCCTGGTGGCTCTTAGCCAGCAGTTCCATATAATTCATCGAACGCAGAACCCAAGTGGTATAGTTGTTCCCCCCGCGCGCCACATCATTTCCCATCCGCCGTTCCCCGATGTGACTGATCTCCTCTCCCGGCTTGACGATCGCTAACTCGATCTCCTCCTCGCTCAACAGTTGCGTCCATCCCTTGCTATCGATATCATCGGACGCCGGAAACTCATTGGCATACAGCACGGAAAAATACGGCTTCTTCCTCATCTCTTCCACAAACTTCTCGGTCAGGCGCCCTTCCTTCACGCCCCGCGTCGCGTCAATATTTATCTTGTAATACGCCGGATCCTCCTGTGCCAACAGGAAATGGTTCCTGTTGAATGGATTCCCGATCTTCACCACGAAGTCCGATCCCACCGAGGTAAACCCGCCCACCATCCGCATCGCCTTGGCATCCGACTCGTCCGAGATCAGCGCCGCCTCATCCATCACCAAGTTCGGCGATCCGAACCCCATCAGCGAGTTACCAACATCCTCGGTCTGTTTCAACCGGCTCTCTGCCGACAGGATGAATATCTCCCCGATCTGATTGTTCCCGATGTCAAACGTCATCCTGTTCTTGCTCCTCTCGCGCCGCACCGCATCAATATTATCTCCCGGATCGATCTTAAATCTATTGAGCGTATATTCGTTCTCGAACAAATGCTTGATCGTATATCCCATGATGATCCGCGCCTTCGCCTGGCTCGGCGCCACGATCGACCACTTCTCGGGAAATGTCACCGCCCGCGTCAGGATCGCCATCGATACCACATCACTCTTCCCAAACTGCGTGAACGTCTTGATGTGGATCCGGTTCTGCCCCTCCGGTCCCTGCTTATAAAATATCGCACTGAATATCTCCACCTGTCCCGGAGTCATCTCGAACGGCTGTCCCCAGTCGTTCTTATACAGCGCGCGCACCAACTCGAACGGCCCTGACTGCGCCAGCGCCGCAAAATCCGTATTACCCAGCGGCGCCGTTGCCGCCTGATTCTCCTTCCCGATCTCGGGTAATTCCAGGTTCTGCTCCAACATCTTCTTCAACTCCAGGTCGTCCGTCTCTTCGTTTATCATTTTTATAGGGATTATTCGCCATGTTCATGATCACGTTCTGCACCAAAGTAAGCCCTGACTTTTCCTCCTTGTTCTCGGTGCGCGCCACCGGCTTTCCCAGCACCCGATCCAGAGCGTAAGTGATCGCCGCCAGGTTCGGCGGGGTCTTATAATACCGCACCTCGCTTCCCTTCATGCCGGCAGCCAGATTACCTTTTATACGATCTACAATATAAACTCCATCGATAAGCTCGAACAATTTATCTACAAGATACTTTCCCTTCTTACCGATCCGCGTCGTGACCTTCTCTTCCAATACGGCGCGGACTTCCTTGCGGCGTCCGATCGCCTTGCTTCCAAGAATAAACCCGCGGGCCATCTTCTCAACGTGGGCGTCGGATATATCCACTGTCTCCAGTTCGCCGGCAGGAACGTGTATCTTGCATCCGCGGCGGATTTCGTCGGGCGTCAATTTCCTTACCTCATATCCATTAGGCATTGATCATCTCATCACATTTTGCAGCGACCGCGGCGGCGATATACTCGGTCGTCTCATCCGGATCAGGAGTGTAATTAAAACTCAAACCATTACCGACTTGGTAGCCCCTTGCGAACACGGAAAGGTTCCCCTTATCGCTATTCCAGTAAAGGCTCTTCACGGTCTTATTTCCCTTCTCGCGAAGGATCTTTGAAACTTCAATGGCTAAATTTGATTCTGTGTTCATCGTTTTTTTTTAAAAATCACACGCCGTTATACGAAAAAGACACCCATAGGGTGTTCGTTTAAGTAGATGACGGGATGACAAATATCTTTTTTGTCAAGGAAGCAATCACCATTGTGAATGTTTCCGCTGTGATTTTTCTACACCTATTATTATTTTAAGGCAGGGGAAGTTTTTGTCAAGTGGTCCCACTCCTTGAGAAACTCGGGGAAAGTCTTAGCGACAAAGGCGGCGCCGCCCGCATGGATTACGTTTGCCATAAAACCGACCTGCTCGGGCCTCAAAGAGTCTTTACCTATCTTTATCTCGATTGCGACCATGCGACCGCGCCAGCAGGCCATTACGTCGCTCACACCCACCTTGGGGGCGGAGCGGTAACTGCCTTTCGCGCGGTCGAACAGGCCGGACGACTGCGCGCGCCACGCATATCCTCCGGCAGAATAGATATGGTTGATGATCATGGCGGTCAGTTTGTTGGCGCCGATCGGTGCGGCGGTTGGTGCGGTGGTGCGTGTCATACCACCATAATACAGCCGGCAGGAAAAAGGGTAAAGCGGGGTTTATCTTTTCGGGTTTCCACCCATGGCTATATATATATAAATAAAAAAAAAAAATATATATACCTTTATAGGTATAATTCATAAAAAAAGTATTTTTATAGAGATATTCCATGGGGTGAAACCCGAAAAGATGCGGTTTTAATCTTAAAATTTTGTTAATTTAGCTTTATTTCGATTTGACAGAATAAAAATAGATGTTATTGTAGTGTAAAGTATTGACTTTTTTGGAGAAGTCGTGTAGTCTTATAGTAGGTCGAATAGTGTAATAACTAGACTACTTTAAGTCCATACTAAATTTTATGAGAAAAGATAGCATAAGGATTCGTTTGAGCGAGGTAGAGGTAGATCATCTTAAGCAAATGATCGAAGGTGACGGTTGCGGCGTTTCGGAATTTGTCCGGCGCCTGATCAGCGCGAAGTGGGAAAAGTTAAATCCGGCGTATAAGGTAGCTGGGAAGATCGTCGTTAATTCCGGACCGAAGCTGACGCCCGAGCAGCAGTGCGAGGCGCAGGGGGGGAAAGTGCAGCTGGGGACGGAGTTTAATTTGGCTGGGAAGAGAGTTTGTTTTTTTAAGTCGGAGGGGTTGGACGTTCCTTTGACTGATCCGATGTTTAATCAATAAAAATATGGAAAATAAAAGGTATTTGGGAGGGTGGTGGTTCTATGTTTTGCTGTTCGCAGTAATTTTGGGAGGATATATTCAGTCGGGACATTATGCGGAAGATTGGTTGAAATAGTTAAGGGGGTGGCCATACCACCCTTTTTTGTTTTCAATTCCTATTTTTGGGGTGGGGGGTGTCATAGTGGTTGGAAATGGAAATGGGATATTTTCGGGTGGGGGTGTCTGCGCACACGCGTGTGTGTATCTCTAATAAGTATATTTTTATAGAGGGGGTCGCGTTTTTCGGTCTGGGAGTCGCGCGCGCGTGGCGCAGGCGGGCGGGCGTGAGCGGGCGGGGGCGGGCGTACACGCTAGCGCAGGCGATACATTAGCCATAAAAAAGCCCTGTTTTTGATTGTCAAAAACTTTTCGTTGAATTAGTTCGCATAATAGCCATAATGCGAACAATACAAAAAGCGAACCGTAATTATGGATAACTAGCCTATTTTAAGCTCAATTTGACAAGGGGCTTGACAAGGGGCTTGACAACTACGCGAAAAAATGCGAACATCCTAATAGTCGAACAAACAAGATAATACTATTGACAATTCCATATTCTATTGTATCGCCTATATAATAGAATAAGCGATTGTAAACCTTGACAATTCCATATTCTATTGTATCGCCATTTATCATAATAACGACAACAGTTTAAGCTTAAACTTACCCCGTTATTCTACTAAAACGCCATACAATAGAATAATGAGATGTCAATAATAACCGCCGTTACCCGCCCAATAAGCGGGGGCGACAAAAGACAATGTTAGACAAAAAAGAGTTTGCGCAAGCCATCGCCTTGATATTAATTGAGGCCGTGCTGATCGCCAGCATACTGGCCGGGGCGTTCTATCTGTTCGGCCAAGGTGTGCGCAAGGCCGAAAAAATAGAATGTATCAAATGGCAACAGCAGGCGGTTGATTATGCCGCCGCCGGCTATTATGTGGCCGACTGGCAAGTAAAACAATGTGAAGTTGCCGGGATATTTATCCCGGCAACAGCGATAAAATAGATAAGGGGCTTGACAACTACGCGAAAAAATGCGAACATAATTAAAGTTAAATAATCGCCGTGATTCGCTGAAAAGCGAACACGCAAAAAAAATGCAAAAAGCTAATTCGATCGATATTCGCGCTTATCAATCCAATATCGAAGTGTTCGCGAGCCGTGATGACGATAACGGTTACTGGGAGGGATCGGGTAGAATATTAACTTATACCATTGATGCTGATACCATTCCTTCCGCCTCATACGTACCAACAATCAGACAAATTCACGCAGACGCTAACGGCTATCTGACTATGGCTCAATGCCGGACAGTCAAGCAAGCTATCCTATCGCACGCCTCAGCCCTTAACTAATTGGCGCACGATAACCGGCCGGGATTCTATCCTTGCCGGCAATAGTGAACCAATAACCGCCTGACCCGCAAAACCGGGCAGACAAAAGAATGGAATTAGAGATTAAACAGTTTGATAATCGGCCGGGGGAATTTTTCATATATCTTAACGGCCACAAAATAATAGAGGGAGAAATCAGAGATTGCCCGATGGGCGAAAAAAAAGGTGCGACGATTTATGTGACCACGACCATCGAGGAGGGGGAAGATCAATGTATTGATGGATGGTACGGCTACGGAGATATTATCAAAGCCGAGCGTTAAGACCTGATGATTGCCGGGCGCTATGCCCGGCAGTGATGAGAGCTTAACCGCCGAGCCGGAGAAACCCGGCCGAGCACAAAACGATGAGCAAGTATGAAAAAAAGTTAAAGGCAATGAAAGCCGACAAGGCCGGGACAAGTCCGCTTGTGATGGTGATAGTTGAAGATTTATTAGACCAAGATGACCCAAAAGGATACATTGAGGACGTTACAAATCACGGTTGCGTATCGGGAACGTGTGCGGAGCTTATTTACTACAAAGACACTTGCGCTTTTTATGGAAAGCACAAGGAGGAAATCTGGGAAATGGCCGGAGAATGTCAACAGGCCGGAGGCTATAAAACAGTTTTGGAATTTTTGGCAACGCTTAACGGCGCAGAAAACGCCGATACTGTTGACCAATTCGAAAATTTAATGGCTTGGTTTGCTTATGAGGAAACAACACGCAAGGTAGCCGGGATGTTGGATATTGAGATATAGTTGGCTCCTGATGGCTGGCCGGATGGTGTAGTCCGGCCAGTAATGAGAAGCTAACCGCCTTGCCGGAATAAACCCGGCACGACAAAAAGATGGGATGTCCTTGTTGCAATAATTGTTGCGAAAAACCCGAGATAGTTCATGGAGCCGAGGAAAACCACGATTGTAAAGAGGCAAATTGCGGGGATTTTTGTGAAGAGGCATTTAGAACCGAGTGCTTAAATTGTGGAGCTGTTTGTTATTGTGATTTATAACCGCCGACCCGGCGATATAAACCGGGCGACAAAAAAATGAAGAATTTATGTACTGATGGCCGGGAGCATCGCTTTGATGAGAACGGCGGATGCACCGGCGAGAATTGCTATGCCGTGAAGCCTTGCCCGAAGTGTGGCGTTATCCACGATGTTGACCTTGCCGCTGGCCACGACCTGATCGAGGCCGATAAGGTGTTGCGGTGCGAGTGCGTCGACCACCCGGACGATGAGTATTGCCGGCAGGTGTTGGCCGGAGATGTCAAAGAGAATAATGTCGTGGTGCATATTGCCGGAGGCGTATGCACGGAAGTAACCGGGTTGCCGGAAGGCTGGACTTATACGGTTGAGGATGAGGATATATAGCGCAAGGCTTTGGCCTTTCGCTTGTGCGCCGGAGCGGTTACTGGCGCACAATCGAGGAGCTAAAGGTCGTTTGTGCGTAATTAACCGCCGGAAGTCTTGCGCCTTGCAGGCGAAGAGACGGACGGCAAAATAAAACGATGTTATATAACAAAAATAATTTAGCGGTCGTTAAGATCGCGAGCAAGAAGAGTTACAATTCGGTATTGACCGGGGTATTGTTTGCAAAAGACAAAACTGTTGCGACTGATTCGTTTATGCTATGCGAGGTTACGGTTCCCAAGGATCAAAAAATTGAAGAGTTCCCGGCCGGTGAGACGGCGATATTGCAGGACACCGAGCCGTTCATTGTGAATGGTGATGGGATTAGGGCAATAAAATTGCCGAGTGGCAAGGCAAGTAAAAATTTGCCGGTATTGGAAAATTTAGCGATTAGGGAAGTGGCAGATAATACGGTTCAGTTTTTTACGACCGACCTGGTAAGTTCCAACAGTCCGAGAATAAATAGGATCATCGGAGACTTCCCGGATTATGAGCCACTGTGGCCGACCGGAGAGATAAAGGCCGAGATTAGGCTGGACGCGAACAAATTGCGTTCCCTGTTGGAAGTGTTGGCCGGGTTAGATAAATTTGGCTATGTGGATATTAAACTATATGCCGATGGTTTGCCGATGGTGATCACTGCCGGGACCGATAATCAGTCCGGCCGGGCGATGTTAATGCCGGTTAAAAAATAATACTATGCAGAATAATCAATTATTGTGTGATCATTGCGGAGAAGTTTTATATGGCAAGGTGGGCACGGCGTATGTGGCTAAGGATTATATTCAAGTTAGGGGAAGAGTTGCCTTTGAGCATTATAATAAAAATACCGGGCGCTATGATTATGTTTTCATTACGCCCAGCGAGACCGAGGATTTGACTTTTTGCTTAAAAGAAGTGAAGCCGGGAGTGAAAGACTTTTCGTGTTTCGAGAATTATGCCGAGCATATGATCGCCGTGCGTACCGGGAACAAGTCCCGGACGTTCGGCGCGCAGGGCGAGATCAAGCCCGCGCCGGAGCCGGAGCCCGAGCCGGCAAGAGAAGAGACTGTGGCTGTCCGCCGGCCGGTGGGGAGACCGCGCAAGTTTGAATCAAGCCTCGCGCCGTTGGAGAGACCTAAGAATATGCCCCCGTTTAAGATTTAAAAATATGGATAAATTTATGATAGCGATATTGGTAATGCTTGTTGTTTGGACTTTTATTGTTTTGATGTCAATGAATTGCGGTGATCCCCAGTATAGTTTAGTTGCTGGATCAACGGTTGAGTATTGTAAATAAATTATGAGCAAAAATCGCAAGATCAATTTTCTGGAAGAGTCCGAGGTCGAGGCGATCATCGCCAAGATCAGACGGCAGGGCGCGCGGAATTTAAGAGACCGCGCGCTCATTTCCGTTTTGTTTTCCACCGGCCTGCGGATAAGCGAGGCGCTGGCGTTGCAGGCCAAGGACTTTGAGCCGGAGGCTGGCATACCTGAGACCAAGGAGCTGGCTATTGTCGGCAAGGGTGGCCGGCAACGGGTGGTTTTCTTTTCGCCGAGTTCGCTGGTGGCGGTGTTCGAGTATCAGTGCGTGAGGGGAAAGCAAGAGACTGACCCGAGACTGTTTCCGCTGACGCCTAGGGGGGCGCAGAAGATAGTGAAGAGACGATCGGCGATCGCCGGGTTGGGAGATCGGAATGTAACGCCTCATGTTTTTCGGCACAGCAACGCGACTAACAGTTTACGCAAGGGCGCGAATGTCCGGCAGGTGCAGGATTATCTGGGGCATGCCAACATCGCCACGACCATGATTTATACCCATTGCACCAGTGAAGAGTTGAGGGATTTACATAAGAAAATATATGGATAAAAGACTGATCAATAAAATTTGTAAAACTTGCCTGACCCCGACCGAGTATTTTTGGGAGCATATTGATGATGCCTCTTTAGAAGCCGATATCCATCGGATGAAGGAGTATGTTAATTGCGTCCGGCGAGTGGAGAGGCAGGTCGAATTACATAAAAAAAATGATAGTAAAACGAAGAGATAACAAAATACAAATACAATTTTCTTATTCGCCTAAACTGGTCGAGTTTGTCAAGACCCTGCCGGGCAGTGTGTGGCATCGCCCGACCCTAAGCTGGTTTATTCCCCTGCCGGACAGCATGCCATCGCTGGAACGGCTGGCCGCCGCGGGATTTACAGTTACACCCGACCTGATGGCCTATGTTGTGGCCGACCAGGATCGCGCCAGTAAGGCGATTGCCCTTGCCGGGCAGACTGACACAAACTTTAGTAGTAGCCTGCCCCTGTACCCGTTCCAACGGGTCGTAACCGCGTTTATGGTGCAGTCCGGGTCGTGCTTGAACGCCTGCGGAGTGCGTACCGGGAAGACGATTATGACGCTGGCGGCGGTGAAGCATAACGGGACTAAAAGTAACTTACTTATCGTCCCGGGGAGTGTGATTTATCAATGGCAAAGTGAAATCTTACGATTTATGCCGGAATATAAAGTATTTATCGCGGTGGGAACCGGCAAGGAAAGAGTCAAAATATATGAGCAGGTTAAGGAGTGTGAAGAGCCGTTTTTCTTGATCATGACTTATGATGTGGCGCGGATTGATGAGAAGATATTAAAAGAACTTATGACATGGCAGACGCTGATATATGACGAAAGTCACCGTTTGTGTAATATTTCCACAAAGCGGTACAAAGCAATTAAAAGAATATCGGAAGGCAGTTTACATCGATATTGCTTAACGGCAACCCCCGTTTTTAATTCACCCCCTGACATTTATGGAATCCTTCACATGATAAATCCGGGGTGTATGGGAACGAAAACTTCATTTTTGGACAGATACATCGTTAAAGATAATTGGGGAAACATGTTATATCCCATCAACCTGCCGGAGTTAAAGGAGCGCATGAAGCGTTACTTTATCCGCCGGACGCTGGCTGATGTGGCGCCGGAGCTTCCGCCGGTGATCATCGAGAATGTTTATTTCGATATGTCGGCCAAGGAGGCCGTACTGTATGACCGAATCCGCAAGGAATTACTGTTCCAGATCGAGAAGTCCGATATTTCCAAGATCGAGAATCCGATGGGGATCCAGTCCACGCTGGTTAAGATGCTGGTGTTAGTCGAACTGACCTGCGCGTTGGAACTGCTGGGTGAGGGAACCGAATCGACCAAGATGGATATATTGAAGGAAAAGCTGGCCGATATTTTTGTCGATCCGGCAGTCAAAGTGATCGTGTTCACGCGGTTCAAGAAGATGATCCCGATATTCTGCCGGGAATTGGCCGAGTATAATCCGCTGGTGATCTCGGGTGATGTGAGCAACCTGGAGCGGGATTCGGTCCGGATCGCCTTCCAGGAAGACGAGTCGCGCCGCCTGCTGGTATCGACCGATGCCGGCGGCGAGGGGCTGACGCTGAACCGCGGGAATATTGTGATCCACTATGACCTGCCGTATTCGTTCGGGAAGTACGACCAGCGCAACGGGCGGGTGAAGTCAATGACTAAGACCCGGCCGGTGATGATCTATAACCTGGCGGCGCGCAAGAGTATGGATATCCACCTGACCAAGATGGTCAATGGTAAAGCCGATATGTCCGGCAAGGTGATGGGCGATGTACCGATTACTTTGAATGACATTAAGGCAATGTTGGCAGATGAATAAATTTATCTATGGGGTTCAAATGTTAATTGGTGTTTTCGTTGGGTTATTTGCGTTATTTGTAATCTGGCTGGTTTTGTTGTTCGCTTTGGCAGCTATTGTTGATCAGCCGCGCGGAGTATCAGTTCCCGATCAGGGCGGTTCTTATTATCAGGGATCGGGATATTAAAATATGACAAGAAAAAAACTCATTGGTTATAAAGATATCCAGATCGTTCACTGGTGTAAGAAGTGCGGCGCGCTATTCCGTCCGTCCCGGGGATATTCTCATCTGGGCCTGTGTATTGTCTGCCGGCGGGAGTTTATTCGTGATTATAATATAAGAACCGGGAATACCTGGAAGGAAAAAGTGGCGAAGATGACTCCCGAACGGCGGGAAGAATTTATGGAGAAGGAATATTTACGATGGCAGAATTGGGTCAACGATCATTTGCCGCGGCGGCGATCGCTGGCGCTGGAGTCATATCACCGCCGGAAGGATGATCCGGGCCATCGGGCACGGAGCCACCACAAGAAAAAGACGACTATATAGTCGTCTTTTTCTTGTTACGCCACCGCCAGGCCGCCTTCCAGGTCGAGCTGGGCGTTGACTTCGGCGATCGATTCGCCCTCGTATTGTGACTTGTCGAATGACGGCGCGGCATCGCCCGCCGGATCCAATTTCTCCTCGCCGAGCAGCTGGATGTTTTCGTATTGTCGCAGGATCTGGCGATACTCTTCCTTGATCGACCAGCGATAACCCTTACCTTCCCGCATACCCTTGATCGCCTCTCTTCGGGAGATCACATCCAGTGCATGCAGATCCGCAAGGGGTGTGAGCGCCGAAGACGAGGGCAAGTGCATTGCCATGCCCAGCGCGCCCGTTGACATCGTGGTATATCGCGCCAGCTCAATCATCGCCATCCGGCGGATGTTGGTGATGGAGTCCAATGCCATCTTATAGACCACCTTTTTATCTTCCGGCAGGATCACTGTCTCGCCGGTGGTGTAATAATTGACCACCTTGGCGCCCATGAGATATACCTGCAGGCCGCCGGCAAAGCGCGTCGGCATCTCCGGCGGGTTGATAGCGACGATCTCCTTGGTCTTCCAGTCATGTTCGATGGCTGACCGCGAGCGTGTGGCAAATTCCGACAGGGTAATGATCTCGTTTCGGGTGGCATCATCCAATTTAATCGCATCTGCCGGCATGACATCGAGGATATCCGAGACTAATTGCCCGCAGACAACGGAAATTTCGTCCCGGCGGGCTTGCATAGTTCCCGATTCCTGGTTGATCATCGTCTGGAGGGCGGCCTGATGCCGGTCGGGTTGTTCGATATCGTAGAAGGTGAACCGCTCGCCCATGGATGTGTACGCCTGGCGCATATCGTGGATGGTGTGGGTCGCGCCGGCCAGCAAGGTGATCTTGCCGTCCCACTTCTTTGTCTGGCCGTTGCCGTAAGGCTTGGAATAGTGGCCGTCATAGATCTCGCGGAACTGTCCCATGAGGACAGTGCGCTTCTCGGCCTTCTCGGCCATGATCGAAGTGAAGTCCTTGATCGAGATGATGCCGCTGCCGATCTGCAACAATAGGGAACTTTCAGTCGTGGTCTTCATGCCCGAGATAAAAGTGTTCTCGGTGAGCGTCGATACCGGCCAGACTTTTTGCGGGTCTTTACCCTCCGGCGTCCAGGTCACCTTTGAGATCATGTTGATAAATTCGCTTTTGCAGCCGCCCGACGCGGCTACCAGAAAAAGCCACAACGGATCGCCGGCTAAAAACTGGGTTATCACATGAACCACCAGCACCTTGACGATGTAGGGATCTTTCACCAGATAAGTCCGGCGCACCAGATCTTCGAGAAGTTTTAAACCTTCGTTTTTTGGCATGTTAGATGAAAATATCTATACCGAGAGTCTTGGCGAATACGAGCAACATCACACTGTAATTGGACAAATCGAGGAAGTCGTTACAAAACGGTTCACTATTGTTCTTCGATCTCTCGCCGGTCAGGATAAAGTTGGTGATACGGGAAGTCTTCTTGTTCACATCGGTCATCATCGCCGCCATCGGGCCGCGTTCCTTGAAGTACGGCGCGAAGAGTTCGTTGGACTTATAAAAGTTGGCGAAGGGATTGGCGCCCGGCGAGTAGTCTTTGTTCTTGATGGCGGTGATGGCGTAGGCACGATCATGGCACTCTTTATTGAGGCGCATGAACTCTTCGTGGGTCATGGGGATTATTTGGGTCATAGAGGCAGGTGTTTAATAATTATTGCCACGGCGATCATGATCCAACCAATCGGAACACGGCCGATTGCTATCGTAAATACAATTCTTTTTTTCGGTTCATCGGTAATAATTGGGAAAAATAATCCGTATATAGATATAAGATCGTTTTTTATCTGCATCGTAGTAATCTTTTTACGGCGTCCTGGAAGGTGAGACCCTCGAGTTTCATCATAAACTCAATGGTATCGCCACCCGCGGAGCAACCATAACAAAAAAATCGGTTCTGATTCGTATAGATAGTGAAGCTAGCGGTATCTTCTTTGTGAAACGGACACTTCCCCGTCCGGCGGTGTCCCTGTAGCGGGCTTAACTTCCCCGCGAACAGGCTCACCATTCCGACACTCTTGGCCCGAGCGATATCCGCCGCCGAGACTCCATTCACGGGTTCGCCTACTGGTGAACGATTATTATGGATCCGCGCGACTATCCTCTGCTGGTCTTCGATGATATCTTCCAGCGGCCGGCAGAGATATTCATATTGGAAGGTTGCCCGGCCGGCGTTCTGATCTTCGACTTTTTTCTGCTGTAGGTCTTTTAAAAAACTTTTGAACATCCTGATATTGTCTTTTGCGGCATTGATGGTTTCCGCCTCGATCGGTTTTTCCGACAGTTCTGGATATTTCTTTGCCGCTTTCAGCAACAAATTAAAATCAAGAAAACTTCTCCGGTGCAGATAGTCGGTTACATCTTTGACATCTTTTATCCGCGGCAGGAATACTATTGATGCCGGCATCTTGGTCAATAATTTCACCGCGCCCTTCAATCCGGCCTCGTCATTATCATAAACAATTATTACTTCTTTATCCTGCAATAGTTCCGTCCATTCGTTCTTCCATGTTCCCGCCCCGCCGGTGGTGGAGACGGCCAGATAGCCCTCGGATTCGAGGCGCATGGCATCGAACTCGCCTTCGACCGCGATCACTACCTTGCTGTCGATAAACTTATTTGCGTGGAATAATTGGGCGGTCGCGCCCGCGTCATACTTATATTTCGGGCCGGTCTGGTCGCCGAATGGATCGCGGCGGTACTTATTAAATAAAAAATTTCCGTACGGGTCGAAGATCGGAATTACTATCGCCGAACCGTTCCACGAGAGGTGATTGTCTGCAATGACCTTAGTGGTCAACCCCCGTTCGTGGAGCCAGCGGAGGATATTTTCGGGAATATTCATCGTTTTTTTTAATGTTATACTTGCATTATAAAACCTTCTTTTATATAATGCAAATGTCGAGCGTTTATATTGATTTGACAAAGAAATAATCGTAATATATTATTATAGTATAATCTAAAAAAGATACAATTATGAAGTCAGGACGACCGAATCGAACAAGGGCTTTAGCGATCGCGAAGCGCGATGCCGAGATCATGAAAATGGAAAAGGCTAATTATCCTCGTGATTTTATTGCTGCATTTGCCGGAATAAAAGAATCCCGGCTCACGCAAATAATAAATAAAGGTCGAGAGAAAAAGAATAACACGGATGGCCCGCAGCAAAACGAAGTGGCGGGCAATCTGAAAAAATAATGACAAGAGAATTTAAAGTCGGTGATGTTGTAATGTGTGTCGGAGAAAATGACCTTAACTCGAAAAAGGAGAACAACTATCAATATGCCGGTGATGGGTGGAGAAAATGTGATATATTTACGATCTCAGGCATAAGCGTTGTTTCAAATGGTCGTAAGTATGCTTGGGGCAACACATATAATGGCCACGGAGTTTATTTGAATCATCTTGAACCGGCCTTTGAACGCCAAGAAAGAAAAATGCCGGGTGTTCCGGGATGTGGCTGTCGGGGTTGCACCAACGCAAGAGAAGAGTATTACGCAGAGCAAAGAGATAAGATTATGAGTAATCTCCGGGGAGCAAGGCCGGATAGAGTAATCGTTGACGAGGCCGCTCCGGATTATGTTTTGCAGAACAAAATGTACGCCCGGATGATCAAGTTGAGCCACCGCTGGTTCGACGGCGGTGCTGCGATGAAAGTATTAAATAACCTCACGGAAAAACCGGAGGTAAAAAAAATGAATTACTTACAGAAATTGTTTTTGGGTGCGGATGAGAAGGTTTTGCTCGAGGCTGGGTATATCGACAGCGAGTTGGATTTGACCGACAGGGGCGGTGAAGTATTGGAAGCGATCCAGGTTGAAGCCCATAAGGCCAAATTGGTCGAGATGGCCAAGGCCGAGATCGCCGAGAAGAAAGCGGCCGCTAAGTAGAAACGCGGATCTTAATAATTATATTGGTGGGCGGTAGGGAAGGAGAGAATGAAAAGCCTGCATGCAGCGGGCAGTCGAGAGCTATCTTCCTGCATGGAAGTAAACAGCATGCGTATCTGAAAAGTACGATGAATCCGATAAGCTCACGGAGCCGGGCGCATAACCCGCGTAATGTAAAGACACATTCTCTTGCTCCCTATCGCCCATCAATAAAAAACTAAAACTATGGCAGACGATATTTTCGACGAGCAGAATGAAGTTAAACCGCAATCGATAAACTGGGGTAAGATCGGTGATAACGTAGCCGGCATCAAGATCGGCCAGCGTGATTCCAAGACCAAGTTCGGGATGAACACGGTGTACGAGATCAAGGTTGAGGGTGGGTTCTTCCATGACCAGAATGGCGAGAAGGTGACTTTGGTTGCCGGCGATACCTGGAGCGTCTGGGGACGCAACGATATCTTCGATTCGGCGATGAATCGTCTTCAAATTGGCCAAAAGTTCGGCCTGAAATTCACCGAGTCCAAACCGTCCACGATGGGTAACGACGCTAAGATTATTAAAATATTTACCACGGGTGCGATGGATCAGGCGTATTTGGACAGCCAATCTGGAGCAGATAAATACCAATCACAATAAACGAAGATGAAAAAATGTCGCGTCTGTAAAAAGATTAAAAAATTAAATCAATTTAACCGACGCGACGATGGCCAGCAAGGGGTTAAATGGGCCTGTAAAAGCTGTCAAAAGATCAAAAAAAGCGAAGGTGATCTTACGCGGTATAAAAGGCTCGCCAAAGATCCAGTATGGGTTAAAAAAACGAATCAACGAAATAGAAGGTGGTATAACGCTGATCGTAAGAAAAATCCAGAAAAGTATTTGCGTAGAGCAAAAAAATGGAGAAAAGCAAATCCAGAAAAGGTTAAAAAAGCGCTGGCACGTCAACGTCTAAAATTACGAATGGCTGTTCTTCACGCGTATAGTGGTAAAGTTATACAATGTCATTGCTGTAAAACTAAAGACGTTGATGTGCTTGCGGTCGACCACATTAACGGAGGTGGAAATAAACACCAAAAAAAACTTAGAGCAGAAGGAAAACTTTTATATTTAGAATTAAAGAAGCAAGGATATCCAAAAGGATATCAAATCTTGTGCCATAATTGTAATTATAAAAAGCACCTTCGCGGTAAATGCTCTCACAAAAAATAAAATGTCCTTAGTCTTCAAAGAACAATATAGGATCGAATTGGCAAAGACGTTGGAGGGCCACTGGTATTCCGTTTATAAGAAGGGTAAAAAAAGAGAATACTTTATTGGCCATTACCCCAGCGTGACGACTATCTTGCAGGCATTTCCGACAAGTGAATACCTCGTCAAGTGGGTGGCAGAAAATGGCTTTCACGAATCTCGCGCCATAAGGGATGCCGCGGGTCGCGCCGGTACTAAAATTCATCTTGCTATCGAGGATCTTCTTGCTGGAGAATTGCTCCACGAAGAAGATTATACGATGGTAGAATGGACTAAAATCAAATCTTTCGTTGATTGGCACGTTGAATTTAATCCGGAGATCATTGCCACCGAGGTTGCGATATTCTCTAAAAAGGGAGGATATGCCGGCAGGCTCGATTGTATCGCCAAGGTTGCTGGAGATCTTACAATTATTGATTGGAAGTCCAGTAGCTCAATACACAATTCATTCGCCTGTCAATTTGCTGCCTACGCCCACGCCATCGAGGAGACGACCGACTTAAAGATCGTCCAGACCGCGGCGCTGCAACTGGGAGCGAAGAACAAGAACGGTTATCGGTATGTGATCTATCCCGATTGGAAAAATCACTACAAGGTATTCCAGAGCGTGAAGGCCACCTGGCAATACGATAACTTCGACTGCAAGCAAAACGATAAGGGCGCCCTGGTATTAACCCTGCCGGAGACGCTGAAGTTAAAACTTAACTAATATGGAAACACAACATCTGGTCTGCGTCGGATGTGGCAACACATTTGATTTCACTGAAGGCGAACAAAAGTTTTTTCAAGATAAGGGATTTTCCGCTCCCCGGCGATGTCCGGTATGCCGGGCCAATAAGCGGGCGGAAAGAGAAAGAGCCGAACAGCAGTTGGAACGAGGAGAGTATCACGGCGCGGCGCACTTCGGTTAGTTTATTTATCCGGGGGAGGAAACTCCCCCGGAACATAAAATGGAAAAATTAGAATTAATTAAAAACGGGCTTCCTCTGCGGACCTTCATCTTCACCATTCAGACCGGGCCGGTACATATCCAGGTCCCGGAAGATTGCAAACCGGTGTTGGCCTATGATGAGGCGGAGGCTTTTGATAAAATTAAAGTATTATATGCGGGACGTTCGGTCGCGTATCGCAGCCATGGAGGTGTTACGGTCCAAGGGATGCTGGATAAAATTTCCCTTCCTACCGCACCCGCGCCGACTGTCAATTTTGTTATAGATAAGACCAAGGAACAGTTCGTCAACGAACTTATGCTCGTTGTTGATAAATATGTTGATAATGCCCGCGATCAAGCCTCGCTAAAAAGAATATTAACCAAAATAAAAAACTATGGAGAACCCAAAATTGCCGGAATTACGGCAGGCGGCCAAGTTAGTGTCACGAATATTACTGGAATTGAAGGAATTAACAAAGCCTGACGCTCCCCTTGCCCTGCTAAACGAACTGGCCGAACGCCGAATTATTGAGGCGGGCGCAACTCCGGCTTTCAAGGATTATAAGCCATCGTGGTCGCCCACGCCCTTTCCTGACGCTCTCTGCACTTCGGTCAACTATGAAGTCTGCCACGGCCGCGCCGGCAACAAGATCCTGCGCGAGGGGGATATCGTCAAATACGACCTGGGCGTTAAATACAACGGCGCCTACGGCGACGCCTGCATCACTGTCGGCGTGGGGCAAGTGGCCAATCGCGAGCAGCGGCTGATGCGCTATTCCCTTAACGCGCTCTATGAAGGCATCCGGCAGGTAAAAGCCGGGGCGCATGTTTGCGAGATCGGCCGGGCCATCGAACGCTATGCGGGATTGATGGGTTATCAGGTGATTAAAGAGTACGGCGGCCACGGCATCGGATCCGAGTTGCACATGGACCCGCAGATACTTCACTATTACGATGACAAACTTCCGATCGATTTCCTGCATGCCGGACAGGTGATCTGTATCGAGCCAATGATTACTCCGGGCAAAGCGATCATTAATATCATGTCCGACGGATGGACCGCGTACTGCACCGATGGCAAGCCGGTGGGTCAGTACGAGCACATGATCCTGGTCACCGAGGAAGGAAGCGAGATATTGACTAGCCATGTTTAATTCCCTCTAAATAAAAAACTTTTGGAATTTATAGCTAAAAAGTACGGTTTTTAGCCCCCCATAACAAATACGCTGGTTGGTATTCTTAGAGGAGGGTATGTCCAGCTGTGCAACTCAGCAGGGCAGGCGTGAGTCCATCGCTATGGCGACTGGTAGGGGACTTACCAGCACGCTCCTCCGAGAATACCAATCAGTAATACGCTGGCGTAGCTTAATGGCAAAGCACGGCAAGCTAACCCCCGGTAGAAACGCCGTCCGGGTGAAATATTGCCCGTTCGACCCGGGCCGCCGGCACTAAGTAAAAATAATATGGGCAAAAAACCAAAATGCCAGGATTGTAAAAAAAGAATAATCAAATCAAAGGGGTTAAACTCGTACTTCGTCTATTGCCCAGAAAAATTACAGTACATTCACGATGGCTGTGAAGTATGCGATAAGTTTAAACCCAAAACCCTATGAACAAACCAAAAACAGTGGAGAGTATCAATGAGGTTAGTTGACAATATGAACGGAAGGGCGTAAGATGAAATATATGAAACAAAATCGCCCTAAAAATTACGACAAAGTCCATTATTGGTTAAGGAAAAAATATGGGACACCTAAATATTGTGAAAGCAAAAATTGTAAAGGCGAATCTAATACTTTCGATTGGTGTTTGAAGGAAGGAAGGTTGCACCAAAATAAAAGAGAAAATTATTTAAGATTATGCCGAAAATGCCACGTTAAATATGATTGGAACGAGGAAAAAGAAAAACAGTGGAAAGAAAAAAGCAAATTATCTCGTAGTAAAGAAAATATCCTTAAAAGGAGTTCGCAGTTAAAGGGAAGGAAAAGACCAATGGAGGTGGTAGAAAAAATAAAAAAGAATAGACCTAATCGGGCGGTCGTAGTGATGATGAGAAATGGATTATTTTTGCAAGAATTTAAGTCAATTATTGAAGCGGCTCGTTATTTGAATGTTTGTTCCCAAGCGGTGTGGAATGTTTTGAATGGTTGCAATAAAAGCGTTAAAAAATATCAATTTATTTATGCAAAAAAACATTAAAACTTGCCAGAGTATCAATGAGGGGTTTGATAAAGAATTTGTCCACGGTTACGAAGTGATTAACAAGGATTTTAGTCCAGTAACCCCAAAGCAAATCAAACAATTTTTTCACTCTCAATACCAGCAATTAGTGGAGGAGTCGGTGGGCCACGACGATGTGGGCGATGACGAAAATTATTATTTAAAGGGAAGAACAGGCGGGTATAACTCTGCCAAAGCCGAAATCCGCAAAGCCTTAAAATTTCGTGGTCTACTAAAATAAAACCCCCCTATGAAAAAAATAACAAAATTAACCGCCGATGGATGGATGAGTGCTAAATATATGTGCGATAAAATAGACGAATTAGTTGACGCCATCAACGAAATGCAGGAGGCGGTTCAGCCAAAAGAAAGTAATCCTTTAGTTTTTCTCCGGGAATGTGAAACTAAAGCGAGGCTTGAAGGTAAAATTGAAGGAGTGGAGGAATCGGCAAAAATATACCATAGCTATCAAGCGGGAGAGATAGACAGTTGCACTCTCGCTTTGATGGGATTTTTATCTCGTCTCAAAGATGAATTGAAAAAACTAAACAAATAACTATGAAAAAACTAGAACCCCCAAAGCCAAAATGTCCCGAATGTAATTCTAAAATAAATAATTAAAAAAATATGCAAAAAAAATTCATACGCCACGGAGATGTTAATTTATATGTCATTTCCAAAGAAGAATATGAAAAATTACAAGGCAAACTCATTACCGGACAAAAAAGATTTTCGATCAAAGAGGGAGAAGCAACAGGCCATAATCACATTATCACCGCTAACGAGATGGAGTTGAAATTGATGCCGGATATGACTTATGCGTTGAAGATTGGTGATGCGATAATCACCCACGAAGACCACAAGCAGTTGGATATTCCGGGTGGATATTATCGGCAGATAGACGAAAGAGAGATTGATAATTTTGCGGATTTTGTGGAGCGTAAAGTCATCGATTAACCAAATTATATGTCAAAAAAAATTACAAAATTAACCGAAAAACAAAAAGCAATGTTCCCCGTTTGGACTAAAAAATGGATTGAGATTGGGCTACGAACCGGTGAAACTGACTGGGGTACCTTTGAAAAATATATTCGTGTTTGTTATGCAAAGGCAAAAATTCAATTTCCCGAAAAGATTGTACGGGTTCAATCACCGATAGTCGGAGCGTTTGCGGCTTCGATTGTGAGGGAAATTTTGAAAAGCAGAAAATCGGAGGTCAGATCGGCGGTCGTATCGGCGGTCGTATCGGCGGTCGAATCGGAGGTCGGATCGGCGGTCGAATCGGAGGTCAGATCGGAGGTCAGATCGGCGGTCAGATCGGAGGTCGTATCGGCGGTCGAATCGGAGGTCAGATCGGAGGTCGTATCGGCGGTTAAAAATATATCTTGGCATTATTGGTTTGGTGGGCAATTTTGGGTGGGATCGTATTGGTATGG